TTCAATTATTAAAACAAGTTTATGAAGATGAGTTCCAAAGAGCTGCAGCTCAAGATGGAGAAAGAACAAGTTTATTTTTAACACCTAAAACTTATTTACCAGGAGTTTAAATGGCCAAGTTTGCATCAGGTAAATTTGCAAAGAGAATATCAGACAGATCTGGTATGGCTTTTCCATATAATGAGATGGTTAAAGAATGGAATGGTTCCATAGTTCATATATCTGAGTTTGAACCAAAACACCCTCAGTTGGAACCTGTGCCAATAGTAACTGACCCAGAAGCATTAGAAAATGCAAAACCACAAACTGCAATATCAAGAGTTTTTGTGGGAGGTGCTGATGGTCCTATAAATGCTGGCAGAACAGTTGTAAAACCGGATGGTTCTGATGCAGCTTACGATGGAAGAGGTTTTGGATTAACTGCCAATCAATTTGAAACGGCTAATCAGGTGGTAACTCATACTAGAGCAGACGGTTCTACTTTTACAATAACAACTAAAAGCATGATGCCTTTAGAACTACAAGCACCAAAAAAACCAACAAGGTTGCTATCAAGCGTTGGTAATGTTACAGTGAGCACATCATGACAGATTTTTCTGATTTAGTAGATAATATAAGAAATTATACAGAAACTGATTCTACAGTTTTAACTGATGCAATCATACAACAGTTTATTGATTCTACCGAGGATAAAGTAAGAAGAAAGGTAGATTTAAATTATTACAGGAGATATGATACTGCCACATTAACGGTAAATAATCCTTTTTTACCACTGCCTGCTGATTGGGAGGCAACCAGATATGTTCAGTTGATAGATGGATCTAACAATAGAACATTCTTGATACAAAAAGATATTTCGTTTATTAATGAATTTGCGCCCGATAGGACATCAACAGGGGCAGGTACTCCTAAGTATTATGCTGTTTATGATGATGATACTCATATGCTGGCGCCAACCCCGAACGCTGCATTAACTGTAGAGCTCGCATACACGTACAAGCCACCTATCTTGTCTAGCACGACAACGTCGAACTGGATGAGCCAGAACGCTCCAAACGTGCTTTTGTATGGTTGTATTTTAGAAGCACTTGGATACTTGAAAGGTCCAGCTGATATGATACAATACTACGATAATATGTATAACAAGTCTGTATCGGATCTAGCCACATATGAGATGGGGCGTGACCGTAGAGACGAATTTCGAGATGGCGTTATTCGTATCCCTCTCGAGTCAAGGAACCCATAGGAGATAATTATGGCAATTACACAAGCTGTCTGTAACAGTTTCAAAGTGGAGATCCTGAAAGGCCTACACAATTTTACGGCAACGACGGGGAATACTTTTAAACTTGCGCTATACGACAACGAAGCAACATTAAGTAAATCAACAACTGCTTTCACACAATCTGATGAAGTAGCAAACTCAGGAACTTATTCTGAGGGCGGTGGAACTTTAACATCTGTTACACCAACTTTATCAAGTGATACTGCTGTATGTGATTTTAATGACATATCATTTACAAGTGCAACAATTTCTGCACAAGCTGCTGTGATTTACAACAGCTCAACTGTATCTGGTTTGACAACAAACGCATCAGTGTGTGTTCTTGATTTTGGTGCTGTAAAAACTTCAACTGCTGGTACGTTTACAATTACGTTTCCTGCTGCTGAAGCGACTGCTGCAATTTTAAGAATAGCATAGGAGATAAACAATGGCCTCTCTTCAAGGATGGGGCCGACAAACCTGGAATTCGGGTGCTTGGGATACCTTTGCACCCGTAGACGCTACAGGTAATGGCCTCTCATCTGCACTAGGATCGCTTACACTTACAGGTGATTGTAATATTACCCTAACGGGGATAGGGACAACTTCATCTACAGGGACAGCGGTTGGAACTGGTGTTGCAGAGGTGATTGCTGTAGGCAATCCACTAACTTCATCTTTTGGATCTTTAACAGTTACAGGGACTTCAACAGTTACTGCTTCTGGCAATGCACTAACCTCTTCTATTGGTGAAGAGTCAGTTGAAACATTAGCACAATCTGGTTGGAACAGAGGTGTCGCTGGTGATAGTGGCGTATCACTAGGATGGTCAGATAACCTTTGGGGCACCACGCAACAATCATATGGTTTTAGTGGTAACGCATTAACATCATCTTTAGGAACTCCTACTGTAGCTGCTAACGCTGATGTAACACCATCTGGAGTAAGTTTAACATCTTCTACTAATACCCCTGGCACATCAATATTTGTAACAGGCACACAAGCTACTTCATCAATAGGAACTTTTTCAATAACCGGTGATTCACAGTTAACAGTTGTTGCAGCTTCTGAACCAGAAGTAGATGCACTTGTTGGTCAAGTAACAATACAAATAGGTAAAACAGCGTTTCCAGTAGGTAACGTAATTACACCAAGTCTTGGCACGGAGGTTGTCACTGGAGACAGTAACGTGACACTTTCTGGCGTAGGTTTAACCTCTTCTCTAGGAGATGAAACACCTACTGGAACAGCGTCGGTTGATGCTACAGGTAATGAATTAACATCTTCAGTTGGTGATGTCACTCTATCTGCTGGAGCTACAGTTACACCTACTGGTTTAGGTTTAACCTCAGCATTAGGAGAAGAATCACAAGAAACTAGCTACGAAGCGCCTAGTGTATCCATCACATCTACTGCAGGCACATTAAATATTCGTACAGATGTAAGCTTTACAATAACAGGAGTTTCTGTTACAAGTGCAACTGGTACTTTACAAGGGACCTTCTGGTCACAAGTAGATGACTCAAACAGCGGAATAACCTGGACGGAAGTTCACAAAGCTGCATAAAAGTTTTGACAAACTTTAAATTAATCATTAAATTTTAAATTAGGAGATTAAATGGCATCAACTTATTCGACAGGTTTAAGAATAGAGCTGCAAACTACTGGAGAAAATTCAGGAACTTGGGGTACTATTACTAATAACAATTTTTCTCAAGTATTTGAATTTGCTATTGCTGGTGTTTATGCAAAAACTCTTTCTGGAACAGGGCCTACCACTTTAACAAATAATGATGGTCCACAATCTCAAGCTAACAATGAAGCAAGACAAAACCAAATAATTTTTTCTGGAACTATTTCTACTACTCACATAGTACAGTTTCCAACTACACAAAAAACTTACGGACTTTATAACAACATTTCAGGTGGCGCTGATGTAACTGCAAGATTGGGCGCTACTGGAAACACAGTTACAATAACAAATGGAAAATACAGATTAGTTTCTACTGACGGAACTAATTGGTATGATATTTTTACACTCGCTGGTTTAGGTGAATCTTGGATTGAAAAAAGTGGTAACTACACAGCTTCAGATGGGGACAACATATTTGTTGATACGTCTGGCACTGCTGTAACTATTACTTTACCTGCTTCTCCTTCAATAGGAAACCAAGTTAAAATAATTGATTCACACGGTACATCAGGAACCAACAATATTACTGTTGCAAGAAATGGTTCTAAAATACAAGGTGCAACATCAGATTTAACAATTTCAACTAATCGTGCTGGTATAGCGTTGGTGTTTTATGACAGTGACAACGGTTGGTTATTAAAGTATAACGATTAATTATGGCTAACTTACAAGATATAGTAAACAGAAGTGAAGTAGGGGCTATCAAGCCTTGGACAAAAGCAACAGCTCCAGATGGTTATTTGTTGTGTGATGGCTCAGCCGTTTCAAGAACAACTTATGCAGATTTATTTGCAGTTGTTGGAACTACTTACGGCACAGGTGATGACTCAACTACTTTTAATGTTCCTAATCTACAAGGTAAAATGCCTCAAGGTTTTGATGGAAACACATACAACTTAGCAGGCACAGGTGGAGCAAATACTGTTACCGTTTCTGTAACAGACAACAAAGCTGCAACGTCTACTTCTACACAATCTGTAACTATTACAGGTAGTATTGACAATACATCTTTAACAGAAGCACAGTTAGCAAGTCACGGTCATCCTATTTTTACTCAATCAGGTACGGGTGGTTCGATGATGGCAGGTCGTGGGTTCACTGGTTTTTATAGACCGGGTCAAGGTAGAAGTCAAAACTCGCCATTTACTATTTCATTGGCTACTGAACAATCTGCAAATATTCAATTTACTAATTCTGGATCAGGTACAGGTCATAACCATAGTCATACTTTATCAGGAACTTTAACAGGTAATATTACAACAAACTTAACTGGTTCTGTTACGGCTTCTGGAACAAATTCATTTTCACCTTTTGTGGTGGTTAACTACATAATTAAACATTAGGAGACATTGATGGCAACACAAATTGTAATACATAACGGTAGCTCAATTTTGTTAGATGATTCTTACAGAATAAGTTGGGCAGACAAAGGTAAAGATTGGGTAGATGGTTGGGTACCAAATACAATTCATGCTGTTATTTATAACAATCTCGCAGGTCCAAATGAAATTCAAAACAAAGATGCATCAACAGGAATGATGACTGGTAATACTTCATTATCATCTACAAGTGATGCAGTCGGATCTACGACAATAGCTGCTTTGTTAACATGGGGAGAAACTAGAAAAGGTCAAATTCAAAGTGCTAGGTTAGATCGTGATAACTACGAAGAAAACGCATTTACTAAATGGGTTGACGATGGAAACCAAGCTGAAGATTTTCATCCGGGTAATAGTGCTACAGCCTCTCATATTGATTGGTCAAAGACATGGATTGACTTTGACGAAAATTATTCTTAATTAAATTAACGAATCCAAGTAATAATTGCGTGTCTATCTCCGTTAGTAACGGGCATAACTGCATGAGGAAAACAAAAATTACTAGGAAATACTACGACACTTCCAGCTTTCTTTTTCACAATATGCTCACCCTCAAAAAAAGAAAAATCACCACCGTCGTATTCATCATTTAAAATAAAAGAACAACTTAAAACCCTTGGATGTAAATCAAAATGGTCAGTATGTGTTTTGTATTCACCTTTTTCAGATCCTTTGTAAATCAAATGAATATATCCTGTGTCTTCTGTTGTTAATCCTGTACCAAAATGTTGAAAAGTTTGAGCATATTTTCTTAAAACTTTACCTACACCCTCGTAAATTTTTTTATCAAAATCATTATTTAATCTATTTTGATAACAGTTTCTGTAACTAGATTCTGTTGTGTCGTCATCTATCCTTGCTCTTTCAAAATCATTAAAGTTAATGTTGTTTATAATATTTGTACGTGTTTCTTGATCAAGAATATTATCGTAGCATTTGATGTAGTCTGTGAGATTTATCATTTAAAAGATTTTTTGCTCCAAAAATATTTCTTATATCTATCCATCCATTCATTATTTAAAATATTTAGAATTTTACTATGTGCCTTTTCATAATAAAATCCTGACCACATTTTCCATGGTTCTCTTTTAAAGGGTATAACTTGCACCATTGGCTCACCTCTTTTAAATAAAAATTGTTCATCTCTTTTTTTAAGAAAGTAGGGAAAATTTATTAAATTAAGATATGTATCTGTGTCGACTACTCCCGGAATAATATCAAATCTTTCTTCCATCCTGTTCATTGGCTGTACAAATAAACAACTATAACCCGGTGGTGTTTTGATAAGCCATTTATTCATAAATTTACCGACTTTTTCTCCAGAAATTTTCTGCCACTCTTTAGGTAATTGTTCTTTATCGTGAAATTCAGAAGAGGCATTTTTATTAGCTGGCGTTACAGAAAAATCATTTTCTATTGGATCCACTAAGTAGTCTTGATCAAATGGTATGATGTAACCTAGAATCAAAGAATCAAGAAATGGCACACATGTTTTTACCGTAGGATCATGCAAGTTGTCATCTTTGAATCTTTTAAGTTTTTTGTATTCGTCAGGTATAAATCTTGATGCTGGTTTTGGGTTTGGCCAAATATCTTTCATATTCCCATCTGTCGCAATAAATTTAATTTTATTTTCAAACAATTTTTTTACCTACAAAATTAAAAGACATTGATCTTCTAATAGGGTCTTTATCATTTGTTTTAAATGGAAAAACCATATGCATGTGAGAGGCCTCAAAAATATAAAAATGACCAACTACAGGTTGAAAAAAATTTACAGAATCTCGAGGATAAATAAAACCTAATGAACCATCTCTAAATTTATGTTCATGTTTGACGTCATTAATTAAGTTTGGAACTTTTAAAAACATTACTGTTGACCAACCTGTTTTATCATGATGTGTATGAGGAGGATTGTATTCATTTGGCTTCATGTCATTGATCCACATAGATGTTATGTTTAAATCTAAAACAGGAGTATCGATTAAACCAAAGTGATTCATCGACATTATATAATCATTCATGTAACTTCGTAATGTATACATAATTGGAAGCCCCGGTACAAAATCTATAACACTTAGCTCAGTGTCCATTCTGCCCGCTAACTTAGGTCCTTTATCTTCTAAGTTATTCTTGGATTCATCAAAGGCATTATTTAATTCTTCTATTTCTTTAAGAGGAATTTCGTATCTTTTTATAATTCTACCACTTAGAAATGTTTTGTTCATTCTTTTTTAAGCACCTATATCAAATTTTTGTCAAGAAAACAATTTAAAAAAATTCTGTTGCAGAACAGAAAAATATGCTTACATTAGGTTCTCACCAAAATTAACAATCATAGGAGAAAATATGGAAAACGAAGACATAAATAAAGCCATTGCCTACCTTGCAGATAAGGTGAGCAAATATCACGAAAGACTATTAGCTGTAGAAAGAGATACTGAAAGACACATGAAGAACACAGAGCAGCATTGTTGTGATGATTGTGATTGTAAAAAACCTAAGTAAAAAAGTTATTAATAGAATATCTAAAAGATCCATTGCCATTCCATTGAAGAGGAGTGTGATAAACATCGGATGTAAAAAAGATAGCTCTATTTGGTTTAAAACCAACATGCATGTCTAGTTCACCATCTTTATAAAAACCTGTGCCATTATTAATTGATTTAGGACCGTGCATATAAATTAAACATTGATGAGTGCATCCTTTATTTAAATCAATGTGTGGTCTTGGTTTATCAGTAGCTCCTACCATAGTGTAAAGAGAAGGATAAACGTATTTAGAAATTTCGTAATGAAAGTGTTCTTGTATTAATTTTTTTATTACGATTTGTAACTCACAATTATCTGGTAAATAATGTACGTGCCAAAAAGTGCCATCGAATGCTTTTCTTATTTCAGCTTCAGGTGGAGCATACTCTATGCTCACCATCTCGTTTACAATTTTGGTATATATGTCGTTATTAAAAAAATTTTCTTTTACAAATATACTTGACACTATTTAGGTGTTTGACCAAGCATATCTTTTAATGATGGAGCAAATACTTTAACATCTCGTCTGATCTTTTCAGCAGTTGTTGAAGTGTTTGGATCATCTATGTCAGCCTGCATAGCTTCTTCTGATTCGTATTCCTGACCAGTATCTACATTTGTTAATGTTGTTTCAGTTTTTACTTTATATCTAGGAATAACTCTTCCATCTTCTAATGTAACAGTTCCTATTTGTTCTGCGGGTTCAATTATCGGCATTATCCCTCCAATGAATATTAAAACTTAAAATAACCCTATCTTCTTTAGAATTATTTATTTTAACCTCATGTTGTAACCATGATGGGAAAAAAATCAATGAATTTTCTTTTGGTTCCCATTGTACGCTATGAGCGAGGTGTATGGAGTGATCTGTTATTTTTGGGGGTGATAACACCTCTGCCTGTGGTTTAGGCTCTAGAAACACTAAATTACCGCATTTAGGGGGTACTTTTAGATAGTAAACTCCAGACAGGTAACTGTTAGGATGTGTGTGTACATTATTTCTAGATCCGGGTGGATTAATTATGCCCCATAAATCTGCCATTTCAGGCACGTATTTATCTATAACCCCTAAATGATTAAAACACTCATTAGCTGCAAATAAAATATCACCTACAACAGGTTTAAATTCTTCGTCCTTGTAAAGCTTGTCGTGACTGTGCCAACCTCCTTGATTTGACCTTGGCAGACCTTTTTCATCTTTAGCTTTTAGTTCGTAAAGTCTATCTATTAAATGACCATGACCTTTAATTTCTGTCATCATGACAGGCGTAATAAATAGTGATTGTAAATCCATTCTTTTTCTCCTTACAGTTGACCTTTCGTAACCTCCATATCAGCTACAGTTATGTGAACTTGATTCGCTGCGTTAGCTTGTACTTTCAACACGTCAGATTCTTGCAAGACAATCATGCCTCCAGTAATTCCGTCGTGCTGATTTAATAAATCCACCGTTGCTCCTGCAGCTATGCTTTTTTGGTGAAACTGTTTAAATGTTGCAGAACTTCTAACTGTTTGTACGTCCAAAAGTGTAGCACTACCAGAATCATTACAAACAATTAAAGATTTAATTATTATAGTAGTTGGCGGAACAGGTGGTGTAGCACCCGGATTAGCTGTTGGCACAGTTATTAAAGTTGTTAGGTCTGTCGAAGTGACATCCAACATAGGTCCTCTGAATGTATTAGCCAAGGAAAAAACCCTCCGACTCTGCCTCTTCTCTTAAATCTTGTTGATAGTTCGTATTTAATAAAAGTATAATTTGATCAAGTAGCCTAATCATCTGGTCAAACTGACCGGGATCGTATTCTTGTGTAGCGTTTGGTAATCTAGTTATATTTATTTTAGCCATTATCTTCTTCCATCAGGTCTTATTTGCAGCTTCTGTGAACCAAGTCTCCACGCTGTATCATCTACACTATTTGTTGTGTATCTAATTTTAACAGCCCTACCTCTGCCTCTTACATTAATTTTTTCTGTTGTGCTAGTTATTGTGCCACTAGTCGTTACGTTAGCTGCAGATTGAGGGTATTGTTCTAACGTTAATTGTGCCGTCATTGTGTTCGCTAAATTGTCAAAATCTGGTACTAATTTACTTACTGACATTAGTTGATCTCCATCCGCTATTTCAACAGATCCTGTTTCTAAGAACGCTGTAATAGCCGTTCCGTCCGCCTGATTATTACCTGTTTCATGTTCGTATATAGAAGATGCACCAGCGGTTAATCCAAGTATGCTCGTAGCATTTGCAGTGGCGGATGCGCTGTACTCAGTAGCTATTGGTTTTTCATATACATAAGCACCTAGCCAAGTAGTTCTTCCTAAACTTACTGTATACCATGTTCCTTCCAAATAATTATATGCAACTGCTCTGTCTATTTGTGTAGCATTTGCCGATGGGTAATACCAAATTATTTCATTATATGCTGTGTTTAAACCCACAGCTATGTCGTTTTTATTTGTATAACTTAAGTCATCAAAAACAAAATCTTGTACAGAACATGGCATCTTTTTGACAACACCATCATATAAATAAAAAGCATTATCGGACATCCAATATGCTTTACCATTTACTTCTATAGCTGCATGCTGTGCTATTAAACCAGCATTTGCACCGAGTTGTCTAAGACCAAACGTAAAAGGTGTGCCAACAAATTGTATCCCGTGTAACGAGGTATCTGTCCAAACTAGTATTTGACCTGTGGATTTAACAGCACCAACGATTCTAGATCCATCTGTTATTCTCAAAGATCCAGCTTCGTTTGTGGCAACAGGAGTGTAATCTGTTGCATCTTCTCTGTCTGAAAATCTAAATAATAGATCGTCTTGTGTAGCTGTATTACCTATAGTTGTTTCTGTTCCAAATATTAACAAATGTCTTGTATCCGTAGAAACTATACTAAATCTTGATGCAGTGGGAGCATTAGACAAAGCTGTGGCTCTTGCTCCTAAACCACCAGAGGTATCCCAAATAAATGTGCCACCATTTAAAACTGTTGCAATTAAATCCTCACCAAAATTATCTAATGACCAATTTCTACCTTCAATGACAACATTAGAGGAAGACCTTGGTGTATCCCAAGTGCTAGCTCCCCAAGTTTCTGTGCCCCAACCATATCCATATGTAGATGATGTTGGACCCGGATTAATTTGATAACTTGCATCTGTAGAGCCTCCTCCTGCTGCTGTGGTGCCAGATGCGTTTGTCCCAGCATTTATTGTATAGGTGTTGCTCGTTGGCACAGTTAAAATTTCAAACTCAGCGTTAAAATCTATACCATCTACCACGTTTGTAGCAGAGCCATTATCAAAAGTAACGAACGCACCAACTTCAGCTTGATGAGCGTTGTCGGTTACTGTTACTGTGGCAGAGCCACTTGATGTAGCAAAAGGATTCGTAAGACTAGCGGTTCTTCTTATGGGAGTAATATCGTATACTTTACCCTCAGAAAAAATATATAGTTTTCTATCTGAACCTAAAGCTAAATATCTTGTACCATCCAAGCCTATCCAAGAGTGTGTATCTCTAACGGCACCAACCACCGTGACATTTGGATTAGGCAAATTAACCCATCCACCCCATCTTTCTGGTTTACCATAATGAAATCTTACAAAGTCAGAATCAACATATTTACGCTGATCTCCAGCAGAATAGGCGGTGTCTTGTTTATCTACACCGGGCTTAAACTTAAGATCCACTAATTTCATAATTTAATAATAAATTACTTATTGTTTTGAGGCAAGAATTGAGTTCCAACATTGCCTCTAAATGCATAATTACCGTAATGAGTCATACCGCTCATGATATCTGCGTATATTTTGCCCCCCATATTTTGCCATAAACGACAGAAAGCATAGTCTTCTGAAAGATATCTTTTAGTTTGTGGTTCTATCATCGTGTCAAAAAAAGTGTAATTCCACTCCGATGTTTTGTGATAGTCAAACTCTTTGTCATGGGATTGATTAATATGTTGGTCAGGCACAAACTTTAATTCTGGATACTGTTTTGCCATTTTTTTAAATACCTCTCTTTTAATTAACATAAAACCAGTTGGGCCGTCCATGACCTCTATAAAACCTTTTTCTAGTAATATCCTATCAGGATCTTTTACATTTAAATTATACTGTAACGAAGCTGCAAGCAGCTCATCTTCAGACATATCTGGTTTTTCTTTCAATCTTTTTTTAACCTTAATCCAATCAATAGTTTTTCTAGGATAGATACCTGTTACGACGTCTTTGTTGTAGTCAAGCATTCTTATTACTGCTTCAGGATTAAAAGCTAGATCAGCATCTATAAATAATAAATGAGTATAGTCACCATCCATGAATAATTGCACTAAAGTGTTTCTAGCTCTAGTTATTAATGACTCATTACCGATTGTTCCAAACTGTAATTCTATTTTTTTAGATGCAGCTAAAGCAACAAGTTGCATGCAACTTTTAAAATAATCTGCTGTTATTACGCCACCATAACAAGGAGTGCCTATAAATAATTTATTTTTCTCCATCGTAAGGATTCCAATTTTTTACGTACTCACCCATGTAATTTGCAGCTAAAGTAATTCTTGTTTGATCACTTGTATTTGGTGACACAGAATGTGTCTGACATCCAGTGAAAAAAATTACACTACCCTCTTTAGGTTTTACTAATTTAATATTGGCGTCTTCGTTTTTTTTGCGTAACCGAAACCTATCATTTCTGTGAAAAAAGAAATTACTAGGAGAGTGTTCCGATGAAACATAGTAAACAGCAGAAAGTAAACAATTATGTTCGTGCTCTTGAGCCCATTGATTCTTATCAAACCAGTTTATCCACCCGTCCATCGGACTTAGTTTAGGAGCCTCCCAGCCCTCTTGTTCTATTGATTTTGTAATAGTAGCAGCAATTATTTCTATAATATTAAAAACTGCAGGATACCTTGCAAAAGAATCCCAAGCTGTTTTGTGAGCTCGCACAGGTCTGTCTTGAAAATTCTCTGTGCTAAAATTATGTATAGCTTTGTTTTTCTCAACTAAAACTATGTTTTCTATTTCTTTCTTCCAATGCTCGTGATCCGGCATCATAAAAGACCAAACGTAATCTGTAAAAACTTCTTGTTTATCTACTTTAATTTCCATACTTAACCTCCAAAAAAACCAAAAGATGCCACGATTCTAGGTGTTATAGATATAGCTTTGTGTCTACTACCCCTTGAAACAAACAATAAATCACCTTTTTCTATTTCATAAAAATTATCCTCTACCTTATAAACGGTTTTCCCATACAAACCCAGTAGAAAAACATCCTCTCTGTCCACATGAGATGGACCAGAATTTGATGCGAAAGAATAAAACAGTCTACAACCATCCTCTTCATTAAAATTATATTGAAAAGTTTTTCTTAAAAAATTTAAAATATAAACAAAAGGAGAGTAAGATCCGTCAACAGGAGTCGACCAAGTTTTTTCGTATGATCCGCCATGATCAACGGGACATGTGTAATGCTCAATAAAACCGATTAGAAAATTAAAATCATAATCTATTTCTAAATCTGTGAATTTTTTTATGTGCGTTGTTTTTTTATCTTTTATTGTCTTAAAATTATCTGAATTAATTAACATATTTGTATATTAGATGATATTATAATTCTTTCACCGTCATGATAATTTTCACCTTTATGTAATAAATTACTTGGAAAAATTATAAATTTGCCTACTTCAGAGGGTAAATCAAACTGATCTTCCATGCTCGTTAAATTAGGACTATGAAAAGTTGTGCCACCTATGGCAGATAAATATAAAATACTTGAAAAGTTATTGGTCCCACCGTTTAAAAAATTTGCGTGTTTATGTGTATCATGAACACTATTTTTATTATAAAAGGCCGTCCAATATTCAAATACATTAAAAGTATTGAAACGATTTACCATTGAGTACATTAGTTTTTCATACTCATGCAGTTGTATTGGATTATTGTAATCTGAATAATAATCACCAACTCCTCCATGATTAGAAAATACTAGACTTCTTTTTTTTATTTCTTCTTTTTTTAGTAGCACTTCATTTATCAAAGGCTCTATCTCCTTGTTTGTAAATTTAAAAACAAATATTTTTGTACAAAAAAGTTCTAAATTTTTATCTTGTTGCATACTCTACTTTTAAAAATTCATCGACTATTTTTTTAGGCTCAATCTCAACACAGTATGGGTACTCTGATGTTATATTAGTATTGTTTTCATAACCAAACATTTCTGGTTTTGATGTGCCCCAAAGCACAACACCCTTTTTATTAAATGATTTATTTGCACACATATGTTGTAATGCGCTATCAATAGATATGAAAGATACACAATATTTAGCAAGTATCATAAAATCTATTTTGTCCACAAATTTTGGATTGCCACCAAAGTTATTAAAAGCCATGGTGTTTAGTAAAGGCTCTTGCTCATTGTTGTGCCCAAACACAATTATATTTACACCTGGTAATGCCTCTCTTAATAAGTTAACAACTTCTTGTCCTTGATTATAGTTTCTCCCTGCATTTTCTAAATCATAGTTTTCTATCTTTACACTTTGTCCACCTGTAAACTGCACTAAAATAAACTTACCCAACTTCATTATGTCTTTTTCTAGTTCTTTCTCCCTTCTTTCGTTAATGAAAAAATTAGGTCTTCTGTCATTATTGTCTGGCAAGTCATACATTTGTCGCCAATAATCAATGATGTGACAATCGCCTTTTAAAAAATTAGATCTGTACGGTTCATTATAAAAAACATTCCAATAATTATTGAAGAAAGTGTGTGTATGATCGTGCAAAGGTAGTATATGTAAAGGTGTAGAGAAAGCAACTCGTTTGTCATGTTTAAAAAGTTCTGGCCAACTTGACATGATACAAATTTTTCTTAAAACAGTTAGATCGTCTAGTAGCGAAGTAAACTGTAAATGTTTGCCCACTCCACCATCTAAAATATGTATGTCCGCTAATTCATCTTGTTGCATATTCTACTTTCAAATATTCTATTTTTCTAACCCATCCTCTTGGTATGGCTATAGCTCCACCTCCATGGTTGTCATCTTTATCAATACACCATGATCGCATGATTACAATTTTGTCATCATTGTTTACAACCATGTATCCTACTTCTTGACACACGGCTAATGGAGCATCTACTATCTCTTTGTAAGGTAGCCAACCAGTTTCCGTGTCCTTAGCGTCTAACCACGTGATACGAACCATGGGAAATTTTTCCGTATCTGACATACTATTAAATCGTTAACCTGCCCATATTAAAGGACCTTCCTTTTTCATCTTTGCCAAAAGCTCCTTTAGCAAAAACTTCAAATGCCAAACACAATCTAGGATTAGTAGTAGTGTGTGTTCCCATAGAATGCTCTAGTGCAGCATCAAAAATTATTAAATCATTTTTTTCAGGAAAATAACTTAATTTCTCTTGATTAAATTCATTGTCACATTCGTACGTGTATTTTAAATACTGGTATTGTCTTCTTTTTTGAAAACTAATGCAATCCATGCCTTCATCTAAATTTAAATATAATACCCCTGTAAAAAAAGAGTTTATATGATCATGAAAAATACCACTAGAGTACGCTTTATTTATATTTATTAACCAAGACCTAGTGATATAAAATTTTAAATCTTTATTTATTTGTAAAATATCTGCAGTAAATTTTTGAATGTGAAGATCTATCTGTTTTTTAATATCTTGAAAAGCTTTCTGATCAAGAATATTATCACTTATTGAATATTGTTCGTCCTCTTTAGAGAAATCTACGCCAGATATGTCATAGCTTTTAATGTCTAAGTTATCTTTATAAATTATCTCGGGAAATATTTTAAAGATCATTCTGCTTTGAATTCAGCATCTTTTGGCACCAAACGTAAATTAAAGGACACAGATCTTCTTTCTTCATTTGGCGTACGGAATGGATAAACCATGTGTGTCAGCCAAGAAGGAAACAAAAATATGTCACCAACTTCTGGTGGATGTTGTAGTTTGTGTCCGCTAAAAGTTTTTGGATCTCCACACATAAAAATAATATCACCAACGCTAGGATAATGATCCTCCGCTGCTCTTTCTTTTTCTATGCTTTCTGGCATCTTTGTATAAAACACACCAGATAAATCACCATCGTGCATGTGTGCAGGGTTAAAGTCTCCCGCCCATTGGCTCACGGCCCACATTGATTCAATTACCATTTTGTTAACCTTCTCAGCTTGTAAAGTTTCACTAGCTGGTGGTATGCTTAAATATTGTTTAACCATCTCACCAATTAAAAAAACTAATTGATGTCCATCTTTATCAATCCACTCTGGTGGCATACGAACTTCTTGTTTTACATTACCAGCTAAATTAGGGGACCAATCCCATTGTTTAGCTAATTTAGGATCACCTAAAAGCTCATCACACTTTTTATTAACTGTATTTAATATAAAACCAGGAACTTTACCCTTTACTATAGTAGGTCCAAAAGGTCTAATTGCATCAAACTTTAATTTAATTTCTTTTTTAACTTCCTCCATGGGAACACCTCATTCTTTTTCTATTGTCATATAGCAATAATTTGCCTATAAATATACAATTAAATAGGCTTAATTTACAAGGCCAGCCTCCTTGCACTAAAACAATCATGATTTGCAGAAGGAGAGCATGCTAAAAAAAATATTTAAAGCTGCAAAGAAAGCAGCCCCAATTATCGGTGCAGGACTAGGATTTCTAGCTGGTGGACCTGTATTAGGTTCTGCTTTAGGTGGAGGTTTAGGTAGTTTAGTTGCAGGTAAAAGCCCAAGAGATGCACTTAAATTTGCAGCATTATCTGGATTAACAGGTGGAGCATTAAGTAGATTTGGTGGGTTACAGGCTGGACAAGGTCTAGGTGGATTACTAGGAAAATCTGTGCCGGGACAGACTCTTGGAGCTGCAGGCTCTGGATTAGCACCGGGAAGCACAGGTGCTCTTACGCGAGCTGTCGCTGCTCAAGCGCCTAAACAAAGTGTTTTAGGATCAATAGTTAATTTTGCAAAAGCCAATCCTCTTAAAACGGCAAGTGCAGTGTTAGGATTAGGAGCTTTAGCTGGAGCAGGAGAAGAAGAAAAGAAAAGATCACAGTTTGAAGATGTATACGGAACAATGGACCCACTCAGAGATTTAGATGACGCTGGCATAGGTGGTGTAACAACAGTGCCATTTTCTCAGTACGGACCTAATTTATTAAACAGGGCTATGGGTGGAGAAATAAATGGATTAAAAGAAGCCGGATTAAAAGATGGTGGTTTCCCACGTAAAAATGGTAAGATAGCAGGACCAGGGACAGAAACAAGTGATGACATACCAGCGATGTTAAGCGATGGTGAATTTGTTATTAATGCAAAAACTGTAAGAGGACTTGGACGAGCTATGGGTGGTGAAGGAACAAAAGAGAGTAGAGACAGAGGATCAAAATTCTTGTATAGTTTACAAAGAAAATATGGAGATAGAGCATAATGGTTGATGAAGTAATACAACGAACGCAACAGGCTCCTTTTATTGAGAGAAGAGCAGAGCAGTTACTTGCGTCTGTGTTTGGTGATCCAAATGCAGTAAAGAGAGCAGGAGAAAGCGATGCTGATTTTAATCTACGTAAGTTTGGTCGAGCAGGTATTGCTCAAAATATTCCAGCATTTCAGTTTGCAGGTTTTACACCTGAACAGACAAGAGCTTTTGGATTAGCAAGTCAAAACGTCGGGGCTTTTCAACCCGCCATACAACAAGCAACAGGCACTCTAGGTCTTGCAGGTGCTGCTTTAACAGGAGCAGGACAGCAGGCTCTCGGTGCAACACAAGCATTTGATCCTACACAATCACAACGTTTCATGGACCCATACCAACAGAACGTTACACAACAAGCTTTACAAGAATTTGATCGTCAAGCTCAAATTGCACAGTCTAATTTAGCAACACAAGCACAAAGAGCAGGAGCTTTTGGTGGCTCACGTTTTGGTGTGCAAGAAGCAGAACTAGGTCGTAATTTACAAGACATAAAATCAAGAAGAATATTTGAAGATTTATCAAGAAACTTTCAACAAGCTCAAAGAGCTGCGATGGGTGCACAAGAATCACAGCAAAGAAGACAGTTGGCTGCAGCACAACAGTTAGGTGCTACAGGTCAAGGTCTCGCTAGTCTTGGACAAAGACAAGCTGGTCTCGGTGCTCTTACTCAACAACTAGGACAGGCAGATATACAATCTCTTTTAGGTGTTGGTGGTATCCAACAGCAACTAGGACAGGCTCAACTAGAGGCTCAAAGAAGACAACAACTAGAGGCTCAACAAGAGCCATTCAGAAGACTAACATTTGCTAGTGATATACTACGTGGTGTTCCAAGTAGTGCGATTCAGTTCACTCAACAACCTTCTGTCAATCCATTTGCACAAGCTCTTGGTCTTGGTATTGCTGGTATTGGTGCTCTTGGTCAGTTTGGTCAAGGCTTTGGAGGTATATCAGACGCTTTTAGTGCATTTGGAGGTAATTAATGGTTCTTCCAATAGTAGCAGGTATAGCAGGATTAGCCTTAAGAGCTGCACCTTATGCAATAAGAGGCGCTAGAGCCGTTGTTAATCCAACTAATTTAAGAAACTATTTTGTAGGTAAACCTGTATTTACAGCAGGAAAAGAAGGTATAAAAAGAGCCACAGGTATTGGTGGTATTGGAAGAAGAACATTGCCAGGAGCGTTTAGACCTAGTTTTAAAAACATAGCAGGACAGACTGCTGCTTTAACTGGCGCTGGGTTTGCCTATGATGCCCTAACAGATAGTGCTGAACAAAGCACTGAAACACCAGCAGGATCAGGTGGACCTGTAGAAGCAACACCGGGCGGACCTGCAGGGATGACAATAGAAGAGGGTGAAAAAGCGGGTATCATAAAAGATCAAAAAGAAAAAGCAACTGACACTGCAGCAGATGCAACAGGTAAAAATATTCAAGGTGGTGACTTAGATGATTTCATAAAAGAACGTATAGACTTGTTTGAAAAATATATTGGTGATGACACAAGAAAGAAAACAAAGAGTGCAGGGTACAATGCTATGATACAGTTTGGTTTAGAACTAGCTACAAAGAGAGGTAATTTAGTAGAAGCTATTGCAGAATCTGCAAAAGAACCTTTAAAAGAATTTGCTAAACTAGGTAATCAATTAGCAGATAGAGCTGCAGCCATTAAGAAAGCTGGTATTGAGTCAGGTGTTGAAGCATTTGAATCTGCGCAAGAAAGAAAGTTAGAAGAAAAGAAAATTGCAGGTGATATTGCAGAAGCACAAATAAGATCTCAAGCACAAAAATTATCCCCGGGTGAATTTATAACTAATCAGATTCAACAAATCATAGCTGATCCCAATCTTGTAGCAAGTATTACAGCTTCAAACTATGACGAAAACAATAAAAAAATTAATCCTAATATTTCTGATGAGTCATTAATACAAGCTTATGCAGCTAATCAGTACGAATATTACAATGCTAAAGAAATACCAGACACTGCAGAGGGAAAAGAATTATATGAATCATTACCTTCAGGAACAATGGTTTACTTTAAGGGACAAATATTTCCAAAACCATAAGGAGAAATTATGGCTGACAAAATAAGAGATCCTCTAGGAAATCTAGTAGAGGTTCAAAACGTAAAGCCAGGTGATCCTGTAAGAACCACAATAGTAAACAACGTATTCAGAGATCCATCGGGAAATGTAATTCAAGTAGACAAGCCAATGGATACTGGCTTAAACTTTAATTCTGTAGCTCGTAATCCAAAGAAAGATCAAAGAGGTTTTTTTGAAAAGTATGTAACAGATCCTGTAACTGCAGGTCTTGCAGGTGTCGGAGAAGGTGGTTTTAAAATAGCAGAAGGAACACTGTCTCTTGGAACTATACTTCTTGACCTTGGTGTAGGCACTGACTTAACAAGAAAAGTAGAAAAATATTTTGATGATAATAAAATTTTAGATGCCTTAGAAGACAAGGCTGACGAATCATGGACCGGCACAGTTACATCTGTTCTTACACAGTTTGGTGTGCCCGGGGGTGTTGCACTTAAAGCAGCTAATGGATTAATTAAAGCTAGAGGTATTGGTGGTAAACTAGCAGGTAAAACAGATTTTATTTCTAGAAGACCGAACGTTACAAAAGCTGCACTTGCAGGTGGCGCAGAAGCTGCGGTGGCTACAAGTGATATGGGCACACTTGGTGATTTACTTGGTGTGGGACCAACTCAAACAGATGATGAAAGTGATGACATCAATGCAACTGGACGTGAAGTAGCTTTTAAAAGATTAAAAAATAAATTTAAGTTTGGTGTTGAAGGTGCACTTGGTTTTACATTGTTTGACAATGTTATATTTCCTGCAGGTAAAGTTTTGTTTAAGGGTAGTGTTCCAGCATTTACCGGTATGTTAAAACACGTAGGTTTAAATAAAAACAATGTTAGATTTTTAGAGTTTGACCCAGAAGCAAATGCTAACGTTTTAAAAGAAACAGCTTTAGAAGAGGGTTTTCAGTTTAATAAAAATAATATTTTACGATGGGTAGACAAGAATATTTTGTCTCCTTTCCGTGCAAGAGGCAACTTACCAAAAGAAGTTTTTGAAGCTAACAGAGAAAAAATAAACACATTAAGATCTGTAGCCGAAAGAGTTAGAGTAGAAACTTTAGATTTAGAAAAAGCTGTACAAGAAGCAATCGATCCTAATGTAGGCAATTTATATAATAAACTAGACGCAATGGGGCTGCGAAGAAGAGAAAAGATGATGGAAAACATTTATGATTTTCTAACAAGCGGTGCGTACAAAGCAAAAGTGGATGTTAAAACTGGTGCAAAGATTCCAAAGACAGCAGAAGAAATAGCAAAAGCTTTACCTGATGACATACCAAAAGAGTTATTACCTTCAATAACAAAGATAAGAAATTCTATTGATGAAATGAGTAAGGCTCTTTCTGAAATGCCAAACTTTACTTTAAAAGGTGGTGCAGATTTTCAAAACGTTGTGGCTGCTAACATAGGTGAGTACATGACAAGATCGTATAGATTGTTCGGCACTAAAGTAGAAAGAGAACAATGGCTTAATACGTTAAGAAATACACCAGAAGGACAAGAGATAATAGACAGAGCAAAAATATATATAAGAAATAATAACAAAGACATGACTGAAGAAGCTGTTGAACTAGAATTAAAAAATTTATTAGCAGAAGAAAAAGAAAGCATTGTTGGTGGTGCCATAGCAAGAGTATCCAAGTATGATAATGCAATTAAACAAGTAAGACAGGATATACCTGAACCACTCAGAGATTTACTTGGTGAGATAAAAGATCCTATAAAACAGTATATGAGAACCGCAGCTAAAATAAATACATACATAGCTGACACAAACTTTTTCAACACGTTATTAAAAAAAGGAAAGAATAGATTTTTCTTTGAGCCACCAAAACAAATAAGAGGTGAACAAGTTGGAACTGTTCCTATAGGAGAAGGAGGGCTAGAATTTGGATCTACAATCGTTTCTGATGGTCCTTTGAACGGTTTTAAAACAACTCCTGAGATTGCAAAAGCATTAGAAAACATAAGTAATTCAAGGAAAAATGCAGATGAATTATCTAACTTGTATTATAAAGTTTTTCTTGCGCCAAAAGCATGGACACAAGAAGCAAAGACAACCTTATCTCCTATCACACACGCTCGTAACATAATCAGTGCAGCATCTTTTACAGGTATGAATGGTAATTTTTTTACAAACCCACTTCGTTTTGCAGAAGATTTTAAAGAGGCTTACAAGGTTGTTACAGCTAGATCTAAAAGTGCGATTGAATCTGACATGGGTAGAAAATATTTTAAAAATGCTGATGACTATAAGAATTATGTTGATGAGTATATAAAATTACAAAATCTTGGTGTTGTTAATACTAGTGCAAGATTGGGAGAACTAACACAAAGTTTAGATGAGGTAACTGCAGGATTACAAAATCTTACAGAAACAGGAAAAATTTTTACAATACTACGTGGATGGGGAGACAAAACAGGTTTTAATAAAGCACGTGGAATAGCAAGAACGTTGTATCAAGCAGAGGATGACTTATACAAAATACAAAACTTTTATTCTGAGTCACGTAAATTTAGAGGTGTATATGAAAAAATGTACAAAGAAAATCCATCAAAGTTTTTGGACGATTTTGGTGACGAGATTGCTAGAGTAAATCCTACTCTTACAAGAGACGAGGCCCTCGCTTCAATGCGAACTCAAGAGGGCTTTGATAGGTTTATAGATTTAAAAGCTGCAGACACAGTTAAAAACAACATTCCTAACTATGATTATATTGGTTCGTTTGGTCAAACATTAAGAAGACTTCCTGTAGGTAACTTTGTATCTTTTCCTTTAGAAATTATTCGTACTAGTTTTAACACACTAAAACAGGGTATTAGAGAAGTTACAGATCCAAGTGGTAAACTTGTTGGAATAGGAACAACTAGACTTGCAGGAGTAGCCACATTTGGTGTTGCTTTAGGTAAAGGATTAGAAGAAGGAGCACAATTAGTTGCTGGTGTATCTAACGAACAACTAAATGCATTGAGAGAATATCTCCCAGAGTGGTCTAAGGATTCTACTCTCATACCTATTAAACAAGGTAATCAGTTATACTACATAGATTTTTCTCACACTAACGCTTATGATATTTTAACGTTGCCTCTTCGAGCTGCTATGAATGGTTTTGACGAATCAAGAGACAAAGGTGCGGGTGTTCTTGCAAGTTTTGATGATGCAGCCATAAGAGCAGCATCTAAGTTTGCAGCACCTTTTGTCGAAGAATCAATAGCAACACAATTTCTTGCAGATGTATTTGTTCGTGGCGGTTCTACTGCAGAGGGCAGAAGACTATGGAATCCAGAAGACGAGATAGGAACAAAAATATCTAACACTCTTGCGGAGTTATTCAGAACAGCTTCGCCAGGATCTATCAAACAGTTTCAACGTCTGTACCTATCAGGTATCGGACAGAAGGATCAATACAACAGAGGCTATAAGTTTTTAAATGAAGCATCTGGTTTGCTCGGATTTAGAATTCAAAACCCTTTTGTTCAGGATGGTATAAACTTTAAAATATCTGATAACAAAAGAGCATTAACTAATTCTAAAAAATTATTTACAAGTGTTGCTTATAGAGCAGATGCCACATCAGCAGAGATTGTCGATGCATACAACAAGGCAAACGCAGCTAAACTAAGAAATGATCAGAAGCTATTTAAACAAATACAAGCAGCTAAAATATTAGGTTTATCTGACAGAGAAATTAGAGCAGTAATATCTGAAAGATTCTCTAAAAATGAGGCTGCTAATCTACTTAGAAATCGTTTTACACCAATAAAAGTATCTGATTTTGCTTTTCAAAGAATGAGAGAGAACTCACGAGCTAGAGATGGTAGTGATGTTAGTAGATCAGTTAGAAGAATAACCAACGGCATATACAGAAACCTATTTAGAACCAATATATTTGATGATGTAGGCGGTTTATTTAAAGATTCATTCAATATTATAGAGTCACAACCTCTTGTAACAAGACCTAAAACCTCGGATGCTGGCCCTATAATAGGTAGTCAAAGTAATCTAACAGCCCCTGTTACCCCTATTGCACCAATAGAACTACCGGGCGGAAGAACTTTATCACAAACAGATCGATCTCAACTTGCCAAAAGCGGAGATATTGATATAACAGAAACAATAGCAAGGAGAACATAATGCCTAGAGGACGTGGACCTAAAAAAGTAGATCAAGCTAAACGTAGACGCGTACAACGTAATGTTAGAAGCAGAAAAAGCCCTAGTAAAAGGACAACGACCACGTTTGATGATAGTGGTAGAGAGTCTGGCATTAGAGCTGCATCAACCACGACCAGAGCTGATAAGAAGAAAAGTTTAGAACAAAGTATTGGTAGCCTTGATAGACGAATAAACAACGCTTTAAAAGATAACAATTTAGCTTTAGTAAAAGATCTTCGATCAAGACAAAATAAATTTGTAAAAAATTTAGGATTTTTTAATGCAACAAACACGCCAGGTGGTGTTGCAAGAACAGGTGGACCAAACGGCAGAATAATTAGAACCAGTGATGGTAGCCCAGTGCTTACCAATGCAGGTTTAGCTGCATTTAATAAAACAGTTGACAGAGATTTTTTAGATCCAACAAGAAAACTTATAAACGAAAACCCAGAAGCCTACGCTGCAATGTACCCTGTAACAGATCAATTAAGACAGGGCCTACCCGGAATCAGAGTTGCTAAAGAATTTCTTGGCATGGATGATAAACAACAAAAATATACAGACGATCAAATGCCAGGAGAAAGATATGCTTTAGATAGAGACTTCGCAGCAGGTGAAGGAATGTCAACACCAGAGATAATGGATGATGAAATAATAGCAGATGATTTTGACAAAGCATTAGATGTTGCGCCTGCGGGCGTTCCGTTGCCAGACACAAACGTTATTGTAAGAGAAAAACCACAACCAGATGACCTTGGTTTTACAGCGTTTAATGAATATCTCAAAACCATTGGGGACAATTTAAAAACTATTGATAGTGCAAGAGCAAGACAACCTATGGAAAGAACAGGTTTTCTTGACATGGGTGCAAACCTAAAAACTATTGACGGTGCGAGATCAAAAGGACCCACTGAAAGAACAGGTCTTTTTGATTTTGGTGCAAACTTAAAAAACCAAACTACGTCAGGTGAAGACTTTGCTAATCAAGTAGCAAACAACGTAGTTATAATGAAAGAAAACATAGCTAACGCTCCAAACCTAAACACAGATCAAAAACAAGTGTTGATGAATGAAGTGGACAGACAGATGACACAGTTTCAACCTTCAAGTGGACTTGACATGCTTACATCTGATGCTCCGGTACTACTTCCAGAAGTGGTGGATCAACAACTTAGCCCTGACAACGTGTCAAGAACGTCAAGGATAAGAGGTCCAGAGGATGCAAGTGAAGCTGCAGCTTTAGAGGTATTGAATTCATTAGATAATCAGAATCAAGGATTTAATTTACTTGATTTTCTAGGTGAATCATTTGATGCTAACCCAGATAAGTCAGGATTTCAGTTATTTAATTTAAATCCTAATCGATGAAGAAGAAAACAAAACAAGATAAAAAGATAAGTAAAGTTATGCGCGAGTTTAAGAAAGGTAAACTTCCAATTGGTAAATCCAAAAAGAAAGTTAAGTCTAGAAAACAAGCAATAGCTATTGCTTTGAGAGAGGCTGGGGTTAAAAGAAAATGAACCTATCAATGCGTGATTGGATATGGATCATGGGTATTGTAGCTGGTATTGCTACAACGTACGGTATGATGTCATCACGAGTTTCGGCTCTTGAATCAAGTATAAAAGATTTAGATATGCTGCGCATAGACTCACGGCTCTCGGTCATTGAGATACAAGTCATAGAAATAAACGAAAAATTAGATAAGCTACTAGATTAAGTATTAATATTATTATACATCATTGTTTCTACACATTTTACCTCGTAGTAAAATTGTTCAATATTATTCTGCAGTGCCCATTGTTCTGTATAAACAGATTTAAGTTCTTTCTTCATCAAACATTCTTGTTCAGAAAAAGTTATCTCGCTGATGTGTTTGATACCGGGACTATTAGGCAAAGATAGAAATACAAATAAAACCCAAATCTTAATCATCCTTATAGAAGTAGCATTTTCCCGTTTCACTTACCATGAGTAATTTGACGCCCATTTTTTCTTGTGAATTAGAAACCTGTCTTGTAATTTTGTATCCAGCAAATTTTCCTGTTTTTCTGGTGCTTTCGCTTTTGACATCTATTTTAATAACTTCACCATCTTCTCCCAGTGCTATCAAGTCACAAGGTCCAAGGCCACTAATGTTATCGAAGACGTAATACTCTTGAGCTGTTAACCACTCTATTGCTCTAAGATGATTTAGAAATCCTTTTTGATGTTTCTTATCCAATCTCACCCCAAGAAGGACCTACCTCACAGTCTATTTGTGATGGAACTCTTAGGGGAACTGTGTTCTCCATGATTTCAATAATCCTTTTCTTCTGATCTTCATCATATATCGAGATATCTAATTCATCATGAACTTGTATCAAAGGTGTTATGCCTTCTTTAAAAATATCTACCATGGCTTTTTTTGTTTGATCCGCAGCCGAACCTTGAATCAACCTATTTAGAGCCCTGTATGTAAAAGCACGACGTATTCTATTCATCCCTCCGTGTTTTCTTTCTGCTTCTTCTTTTTTTAATGCTTGATGAAGACCATACATGTTTGGTTCCCACATATCAAAACGACAAACACGACCAAGTAAAGTTCTAATCTCTCCTACATCGGCAGCTTTTTTTTGTGTGCCATCTGTTAATGCTTTTACAAATGGAACTGTAGCGTGATATTTTTCAAAAACTTCTTTAGCATCATCTGCATCTAATCCTAACTGAGACCCAAGCTTGCCTCTACCCATGCCATACATCATGCCAAGGTTGATTGTTTTTGCTTGTTTACGATCTATGCCAGCCATATCAGCAACAACTTGATGAAAGTCTGTATCTGGATTTTCATTATAATCTTTTACTAATTTATTTACCGAGCTGACCTCCCACGATGTTGTTTCACTAACAAGTGCACCATAATGTGCAAGAAGTCTGGGCTCTTGTTGTGAATAGTCAAAGCAACCCCACTGCTCACCCTCTTCAGGAATAAAAAGCTCTCGTATTTTAGGACCAATGTTTTGATTACGTGTAGGCATTTGTTGCAGATTAGGATTCTGCATACTTAATCTACCAGAGATAGTGCCACCTGTTTCAGATCGCATTTGATTTACATCTGCATGAATACGACCATTGTGTGCGTGTTTTAAAATAGAATCTACAAATGTTGTTCTTGCTTTATTAAACTCTCTTGCCTTTACTATATCTTGTGCAAACTTAGATGGTTGATTTAATAAAAAGTTTTTATCAAACGCAGGTAATCCTGATGGTGTTTTGCTGTATTCTATTTTTAATTTATCAAAAGCTTTTGCAATAGATAGTGGTGATAAAATCTCAAGATCAAACCCGCATGTTTTATTTAAGCTGCGTCGTACTTTGTTTTCTTCTTTTTCAAAATCAACTTTAATCGTTGCAGCTTTATCTAAATCTATTCTTACACCTTTCTTTTTCATAGCAAACAAAACATGAAATAGTTCTGACTCTAAATTAAAGATGTCTGTCAAGTCTCCTTGAATTATTTTTCTTTGTAATGCTTTCCATAACTTTAAAGTTACTGCAGCATCTTGCTCTGCATATGGACCAACATACATTGGAGGTAGTTTCCACATCTCACTCTTTGGATTTACACCATACTCAGCCGCAGCTTCATACAATAATGCTTCTGATTTTGTTTCTCCAACATAGTGTCTAGATAATTCTCGTAAAGAATAGTTACGCCTGTTCTCATCTACCAAAGGAGCTGCAACCATTGTGTCAACAATACGACCATTAACTTTTAAACCCATGGCATCAAGCCATCCAACATCGTAAATAGCGTTGTGAAATATTTTATCGCAAGGTAATTCTAAAATAGGTTTGAGTGCATTAGTAAAAACTTTTGCGTCTAGATTATGCCCTCCCTCGTGTGCAATAGGATAGTATCCTTCCCATCCCTCGACAGCTATGGCAACACCTATGACTCTACCACTTTTTGTAGCCCAGCCAGGCCCCATGCTTTTATTTAAGCCATCATCTTTTGTTTCTAAATCTATTGCAATTTCTTTCGCATCCGTAAGATCAGGAACTACCTCTGGTGGCACCCATTCGCTTG